TCGACTATAAACTAATGTCTCTAATCTTACCTTGAGCGATGAAACTTCTACAAACGGTTTCACCCATAGTTCTGAATACACCTTTCTCAACAAATGCATTGTTGACGAATGGGTATGCAGGGGTTCTTCTTGTTGCCTCGTAGTATTCGGTAGGAATTGCGATTTGTATACCAATTCTTGGATATCCATAACCTTCTGCATCAGAAGTATCTAATGCAAATAGTCTACCAATTTCTGATGAATCACCAGCATCTGATGGTGCATCTTTTGTTGGGATAAATGGAACTCCATAAATAGAGTCTACATGAATTCCGACACCTGTTCCCTTGAAAGTTTGAATACCATTTACATCGACTTGAACTAAGCTCTCACCGTAAGGATTTGGAATCCTGACAGAAGGCATGTACAAACCTTGTATTTCGGAATAAACTTCATGAGATCCGAGGAAGACGTTTGGATCTTTACCAGCGGCAATTCTAATCTTTCTTAAGAAAGTTCTTAGAGTGTCGTCAGTAAGAACACCATTCGTACCTATGGTTCCACTTGCAGATTCAACGGTTGAGTCAAAGGTAGATGAACTATCTCTGTCTACTGTTGCGTTAGCTGCCCATGGATCATAGTAACCAGAACCTGAACCACCTAATGCAGATTCCTCTGCGTTACTTGAGATGATTCTATCTAGGGATTCAAAATCATTCGTACCAGCAAATGCACCTGATGCTACATTGCCTTCAACATCTGCTAAAAGCATTCTATTTAAGAACTCTTTGTGTTGAACAGCCATATACAAACGCAAACTGCCTAATCCACCCCAAATATCGTCTTTGGAGTGAGTTGCTAACCATTCCATAACTTCTGATGCTGAGAAAGGCAACTGAGCTGTCTTTGGTCTAACATCGAGTTCTTGGATTGTTGGTTTTACAGTTTCTGCGATAGTACCGCCCTCTGCTGTACCACCTAAAGCAGTATTGCCTGAGTTGGTATTTAGAGTTGGTTTTGCTGTAATAACACGCCAACCAGATTTATCCCAAGGGTACTTTGGCAAAATACCAAATGCATTTGCTTCAAGGTTTAATTGAGCCCATGCGTAAGCACCGAAAATAGCATTAAATGTACCAGCAGTTGATGTGGTTACTGGAGCATCTGCTTTTCTCAAGAGATTTCTGTTGTGTCCGTAATAGAGAGCTTCTAGTTCATCGATTGTCTTTACTTGAACCATTTTAATAAACTCCTACTTCGTCTGGTGAAGGTGTATAATACTTTCCAGTTAAAATTCCTTTTGCAACATTGCTCAAACCGTCATATCCACCAGCTCTAGCATCCTCTAAAATTTGTGAAGAATCAACATGTGATTTTTCAACAGTTTCTAAAGCTGCATTTGGTCTTGGTGTTTCGGTTGTGAATGTGTGTTGGGATTTTTCAACCAATTCTGTATCATCTGCTTTTTGTTGCATTTTTAATCCACCTTTGTCGGAGCTTGGTTTTTTGTCACCAGATCTATCGTCATCTAATCCTGCTTGTACAGAATTTGATTGGTAAGTATCTGGTACAGTAACTTTTGCACCTACATCATCACCAGCCACTGTTCCTTTTGGAGATAGTGGTAGATCAGTTGGGGTTTCTAAGGCTTTTACTCTGTCGGTTAGTCCTTCGATTGCTTGTGTGGAAGCAAGTTGGGATTCTGCGATAGATTGTACGACCTCAGTTAATGTATCAATGCCTGATTTTACAGTTTCTTGGAAAGATTTTTCCGTTTCAACTAGTGTATCTGCGGATTTCTCTACAGTGTCCACTTGTGTTTCAGAATTAATTTCTTCGACCATGTTGTTATAAGATATGAAGATCTTGCACTATATAAAGATTTATACGATTTCTTCGTTTGGTTTTTTTGGTATAGATTCCTCTCTTAACTTGATATTATGTTGATTTGTCTCATAAGCAGACTTGTCTGCTATCTCTGGTTCTGTAGAAACATCACCATTAAGTACTTTACCAGCTCCAGCCAATATTTCCTTTACAAATTTAGTCTTCTCTTCAACAGTTGATACTTGT